ACTTGGTATATCGAAAAGTCTCGTACTACTCTTGGTGCAGGTACTCCTGATCCTGTCAGCGAATTGAATAACCAGCTTTGGAATTCAGGGATTGAATCTGATAAGGATATTGCTCGTAAGCAGAAGCGTAAGCTAATCTTTATCTCTAATATTCTTGTGATGGAGGATTCTCTTAATCCTGAAAATAATGGTAAGGTATTTCTCTTCAAGTATGGTAAGAAGCTTTATGATAAGATTCTTGAAGCAATGAAGCCACCTTTCGATGATATGGGTCGAACTCCAGATAATGCTAATTACAATCCTACGAATGCATTTAATCCCTTTGATTTCTGGGAAGGTGCCAACTTCCAGTTGAAGGTTCGTAATGTAGCTGGTTATCGCAATTACGATACTTCTAATTTCATGAAGGCAGGTCCCCTTTATAAGGATGATGCTATGCTTGAAGCACTTTGGAAGACTGAGTATAGTTTGAGTGAATTCACTGATCCATCGACGTTTAAGTCATATGAAGAGCTTAAGGCACGTCTAAATCGTGTTCTTAATGTGGATTCTCCAGCAGCAGCACGTAAGTCGGCTTCTACTGAAAAGGCTCCATGGGAAGATAATGATGTTGCCGAATCGCCTAAGTTTAAGGCTTCGAAGGCAGCAGAAATTCCTACTGATAATGATGACGATGATGATGATGGTCTTGAATTCTTCAAGAACCTAGCAAGTAGGTAAGTTATTATGGAGGGGTAATTCCCCTCCATTTTTTATCCTAATCTACCAGCAGAGAATGAACTCTTACCACCCGGTCCATAGAACGCAGGATCAGGAGTGACAGAAGTGAAACCAGTGGAACTAAAATAACTTTCATCAGGAGCAGCCATAAAGCTACCCATTGATTGTTGATCTTGTCCTTGTCCTTGGTTACTATTTCTACCAGCAGTTTGTTGAACATTATTATCAATAACTTGAGTTGGTGGTGTTTGATTTTGTGGTGTTTTCATATTACCAATTCGTGTGTCTACTTCAGCAGTAGACGATCTTTCGTTTAATGATGAACCACTATCAGGTTGTGCCATTGCCATTTGACCAGCAGGTGCTTCCTCAGATACAGCGGCTCTTGGACCACCACCTGAAGCAGATGATGCAGGAGCAGCAGGAGTTGCACTTGACCCAGCGGCCCCACTAGATGGAGTTGGTTCTCCCGCACTACCAGAACCCGGTGTAACTCCACTTAACCATGGTGCTCCACCCCATTTAGCTGGCTTACCAAATCCAACGTGAATTTTAGTTGGTCCCATATAACCCATGCCAGCACCAATACCAGATGCACCAGCAGCAGCAGCGGCAGCAACGAATTTCTTTTTAATTGCAACATCGGCTGGATTAGCATCAGTTAAAATTCTTCCACCAGCACGTAAATCCAAGTCGGCAGCATTACCAAGATCGTGACGAGTAGAACCTACTCTTGGTCCTTTAGGGAATGCTGGTTGTCCACCAGATGTAACTGTTACGTCAACACCAGCGGCTCTGGCAGCAGATGATAGCACACTGGATAGTTTATTACTAATTGGTAATCTTCTGGTTCCAGATTGTGCTTGAGTAATGTTACCACCCCCACCGGGAGTAGCAGCAGAACCTTCTCCGCCGGGAGTTGTTGTAGAAGCTCCAGCCCCCATAGCTGCACCATTACCAGATTCACTATCCTCACCACCAATGCCTCCAGCAGCCCCAGCAGCGGGGGCAGCAGGAGCAGTAGCACCAGACTGTGCTGCACCAGCAGGAGAGGCGTCAGGAGATTCCCCAGCCCCACCTGTAGTAGCGGCAGCAGGAGTTACAGATGCTCCTGATCCAGTTGTTGGTGTGGCTGATGATTGACTTCTTTGAATTTTACCACCTTGTCTGGCATATTCAGCCATCCAAGACGATTGATATGCTTGTGGTGTCAGTCCACGATTAGCGGCCATTGCAGCAGCAGATATTTTACCACTGATATTACCAGTATACCATTCCAATGGAACTTTCGATACATCACCATTAGCACGTCTTAAGATATCAGATATATAAGCATCTGCTACCTTATCTTGAATTGCTGGTGGAGCATCAGCGGCTGATGCAAATTCTGTTCCTATATTGAATTTTTTGGTTAATGATTTCCATGTTCCATTAATGAACTGATATGCACCAGATGCGGTTGATCCTTTTGCTCTAGCAAGATAATTATTACCAGATTCTCTCTTTTTAATAGTATCTAAAATCTGTTTATTTGTTCCTGTTGTAGTCGTTACAGGAGCACCACCGGGAGTTGTAGCGGAACCTGCGCCACCAGTATTTGATGGAGTTTCTGCACTACCTGCACCAGATGGGGTTACACTACTTCCATCACCAACAGGTGTAGCACCTCCACCAGTATTTGTAGATGCATCCCCACCGGGAGTTGCACCATCTTTACCAGCAGCAGCCGCTACTTTCTTTTCAATCTTTTCACTATAAACAAATTCAAGTTTATCAGCTTCAAATCTGATATTTGGTGATTTGAATAAAATAGTTTGTGCGCCAGTGCCTTCGATTTTAATCGAACGACCACTTAAATTTAATTCTGTTTTAGAATTAATATCAATTTCATTGCCTCTAACACTTAAGTCTTTCTGTTCTGCTAGGGTAGCAGCTTGACGCTGTTGTTCTTGACCAGTCATTGTAGCTTCAGTAGAAGTAGTGCTTGGTCTAATATCAGTTACGCTTTCAGAACCAACAGGTGTAGCATTGACCCCTGATCCTTGATCTTTAGATATAGCTTCACCAGAAGATAATAACTCTTTTATTTTTTGTTTATAAAGACCAATAATCGACATAGAATAAGTTTTTGTTCCTATTCTTATCATACTACTTGCAGATGCACCACCACCATATGACTGAAGTTCTTTTTCAGTCATTCCAAATTGTGTTTTAAGTACCTTTATAATAGGTTCAATGTCACTAATATCATTCCCTATTCCAGTTTGACTTTCTGGGTTTCTCTTACGACCTTCAATATCTGTCCCTAAATCATTTTTACCAAGTGCTAAACGAGTACCAGCTTCTTCTTCAATGGCTCTTGATGAACGGGCAGATTTGTTGGCTTCATAAAGACCACTTCTTAATTCTTTATATTTCTTTTGTGTTTCTGGATCAGCATATTCATCAGGGCCATCGCCACCATAATATTCAGCAATCTTACTGAATTTAGTTTTTTTGACACCAGAAGCTTCTTGTTCAGATTCGAATTTCTTTATTTCTTCTTTGGCTGCTTCTTCACGAGCTTTAGCTTCTTTATATTCTTTTTTAAGTTGTTCTATTCTAGTAGCATTTTCTGTATTCATTACAGGTGCAGCAGCAGGAATAACAGCAGATGGTGTAGTTACAGGAGTACCACTTTCAGGAACAGTACCACTAGAAGATTCTGGTCCTTGAATATTTGCAGCACCTCTTCTAGTTCTTCCAGTTGTCGATATCGTCTTACTAGGATCAATTTGTGCTCTACCTTGTTCATCAAGAGCCATTGACTTATCGACTTCTTCACCAGTATTGATATCGATAGTTCTACCATCTTTCAATACAATATAATTGCTTATTGATCTAGCAACATCACTGGCTTTTGCATTATTTTTTTTAAGAGCAGATTCTCTTTTGTCAGTTACTTCCTCACGATATGCAGGATTATTTCTGTTCTGTACAGATTCCTGAACAACTTTTTTACGTTCATCTTCTGGTGTCAAACCTTGTGCTTTGGTTCTCTCTGCACTTTTTTGAAAATCTGGGTCTTGCATGATAGAAGTAGTCAATTTATCAAGACCGTGTCCCATAAGACCTGCGGCAATAACATATGGGAGTGCAGCAATCAAAGCTGGTGTTGCTGCAATTAATGATGCTCCAATACGAGCTATTACTGGCGCTAATGCGACACCAGCGGCAGTAGATAACACAGATGATAAGAATGAACCACCGCCTTCACCCTGACCCTGTGGTTTTTGTGTAGTATTATCACCAGCAACTGCATTATTTGGTCTAGAACCTTTGATTTCTTCCAACATAAACATAATTCTGTTTATATCATTTTGAATGTTTCTTTGACCAATTTCTATATTACTTACTCGCTGATCAATCGACACAATTGAATCAGCGAGTATTTTTGTCTGTTGAACCATATCTTCATTAAAGACACTTTGCTTCTTTAATGCTTCAGTAATATCACCAGTTTTAGCTGTTGCAGCAGCCGATTTAGCAGCTTTAGCATTATTACCAGATAAATTGGCTGCTTTGATAGCAGAGTTTCTTTCTTTTTCTGCTAATTTAGATTGATCTTTTCTTGCGTTAGAATAAGCCGCACCAAATCCAGCACCAAATTGACCAGTTGCTGTTATAAGTTCCTCTTTGATGACAGAACCAATAGCACCACCAGCACCCTTTAAGGTAGCCATTGCTATATTTTTAAGAACTGGTCTTATTCTTGGTGGTTGTGCTGTTAGAGGTGTATCTGCCACTTTTATTAACCTTTTTGTTTAGCTTCTTCTAGTTTTCTAAGATATTCATTTAATAGTTCCACATAAATGTCCCTTTCATAAGGTATAATATTTTCAATATCATTAATTGAATATTTGTGATGCTGAACCAAAGAGAATACTGTTTTATAGTAATTCTCTAAACTATTGTGGTTCAGCCCAGCGTAAAAAAATCATTTAACGATGTTAGAATGATTGTTCTGTCATTATTCAATGAATTTTTATATTCAATTTTATATTCAATTTTTGGTAAATTATTAGTAAATTCTCTGAACTTATTGAAAGTATTAATATCCATATTATCAAGGAATTCAATCACTTCGTCTTTACTATAATCCTTTACAAAATATATTTGATCACCATCATAAATTCTATCAATACAATTGATAACCATATATTCAAACATTTCCGTAGCTGTTTTACTTTCAAAGAAATGATCAGAATACATTGATGCATCAGGATACTTTAAATTAATACCAGCGGATTCTGATAATGCAATTGTCTTTTCAATCTTTTCAGGGAAAATAACCTTGACTTTATCAAGATCAACATCAAAATCATAAATTTTATTATCTTCATTATCTCTATACGAAACTTTAGTGATGTTACTCACAGAGACAGAACGAATCTTGATGAACAAAAATTCAAGATCGAAAATTGATAACTTATCAATATCAATGCCATTGTCCATAATACAGTTATTAACAACTTGCTTAATAGAATTTAAAACATCTCCGTCTTCGCCACTTTCTTTGGCAATCAAAAGAATTTTTTCTTCTTTAACCAACATTGGTCTAATTTTAATTTTGGTTTTAGTTGAAGGTATAACAACGTCAAACAGTGGGCTAGAAATTTTTGGTAATGCCATATTTTATGTCCTCATTTTAATTTTATGTTCCTGCTGTTATAGGAGCAGACACATTTCCAGTTAATTCATTTGTCCAAGTAAAAAAAGTAAACGTTACTGGTATTCTCATGAAACCATTAGTGTTACTCCAGTTTAATTTTATATCACCAAGAAAAGTTGGATAAGCATCAATTAATTTCACTTTTATCTTTTCTTTTCCTGCATCATCATACACAATAACAGTTATATTAGTTGCATAACTATCACCGGCTGTTCCTTTGTAATTAGTCTCGAATACACCCAATCCACCAAGACCAATACCGCCATTATTGCCTTGTCTTGCATAATCAAAATTGTGGATATATTGTATCCATTTTTGAAACAAGTCCCAATTACGCCCACCTGCATCACCAAGAATTACCATACTTGATTGTGTAAAAGTTACGTTGAATGGTTTTCTTTCAAATGGCCCGTAGCCATAACGTCTAACTTCATGTGTGGCTACTTGAATACCGGGAATATCAGCAGCTTCACACCAAAATCTAAGTTCACTACTTGTTGTATTGAATGGAGTTGCTGTCAAACCGCTGGCTTGTTGTGTAACAAGAAATCGTGGTACTTCAATAAGTACTTCGAATTTATTATCTCTTAATATACCAGTTTTAAATATATTACCTTTAAATGTATTGATATTAAAACCATTTTGTGCCATTTATAATTGCCCTTACTTAACAGAATCGATTGAGTCTTTCCAGACTTTCTGGTCACTTGCTTTTTCAAATTGCTGCATTGGAAGCATAAGAACCATATCCCAATTTTCATGATCAATAAAAATAAATTTTGATCTTACATGGGACGATAGATATCTTTTAACACAAGGTTTAAAATATTTATACTTTGAACTGCCATTTAATAAATCATATGAAATTCTTAACTTTCTGCTGTTATCATATTTATCATCAACAGCAATATCATATAATGCATTCATTAACTGTGCTCTCATCATAGGAGGAAGATAATGAAGATTGATACCCAGAAACCCATCAGAATAAAAATTGATTGGGAAAATTAATGGAAATTTGTCATAGTAAGGAAGTTTTTCTTTAGTCTTAGGATCATATGAAAAACAATACATTTGCCCGATTGAATCAGGAGTTATCATAGAAACACTTTTAAAAGGTCCAGTTTTTTGCGATGCAACAGTGGGAGAAGGACTTGATGCAACTTTTGATACCGTATTATAAAATTTCTCAGCACCTTTGACTGTCTCAGGACTTTTGCTGGCCGCTGAAGACTTTTGTACGGCTGCTCTAGCTTTGTTATAAATTGAAGCTACACCACCAGCGATTTTACCACCAGCCTTCGAAAGTTCTCGTTTTACAGCACCAGCAATAGCACCAGCAATGCCTTTGGCCATCACTTGAAAAATATAAGCCATTACTTAATCCCTAGTTCTTTCTCGGTCATTATTTGAAATTTCCATTTACGATCATCACAATATTCTTTTGCGGCTTTCCACTTATAACTATTTATACCCCAATTTTTGACTTCTGTGATGTAACTTTTGGTGATTCGTTTTTGTTTTTTGGGTTCTTGTGTCTGAGCATATGGCTTAACTTCGATGATCATATGTTCTATTTTACCTTCTTTGTTTTTCTTTTTAACATAGAAGTCAGGAAAATATCTGTGTATTTTGCCATCAACTGGAGACCTATATGGAATGACTATTTCCTCAGAACTCCATTCAATGACATCTGAATGATTGTCTAACCAATTCATCAACTTAAGTTCCCAACTGGACCTATAAATAATACCAGTGGGATCACCTCTATACTTAGAGGGGTTTTTGGGTTTAAATTTGCCTTTGTAGGTATTACTTCCGTAAGCCATTGATCCCTGTTATAAATAATAAATAAATATTTATAGAGGTTCCAAATTGGTTGATAATACAAATCCACAGACAGCTACAAATACTGGTGCAGCAAATACGAATAGTCCATCAATTCTTGGTACAATAGGTGCGGGAATTTCCGCTGTAGCAGGACTAGTTGGTCTGGGAGTTTCTACTGTATATGATCAAACTGCTTTAAAACAAGCTATAACAGATGCCCAAGCCAAAAGAGCTTTGTATAATTCTCCACAAACTCTTAGTTTATTGCCAGAAGAATCTTCTTCCTATTATACAAGTATTGCAATTGGAGCATACCAACGAAATGATATAAAAAGTGTAATCAGAACAAATGTTGGTGAAGGGTATAAATTGCCAATTCCCATGAGATTAACAGATTCCAATGCAGTTGAGTGGGGTGCTGAAAAATTAGGTCTTGTTGGTTCAGCACAAGCAGGTGAAATAATACAAGCCATTCAATCTGTTGCTGTAAAAAATGCAGGCACTCTTGGACAGTTATATCAAGTTAACCAAGGTGTTGCACCAAATGAATTTTTAACTCTGATGTTTAAAAGTCCAACATATAAGAAATTTTCATTATCATTTAAGTTGTCACCAAATACACCAGCGATGAGTTCAAAAGTTCATCAAATGATTCGCAATTTTAAAAATGCACAAGCTCCTACAGACATGGGCGCAATATTTAAATATCCAAATTTATTTTTTATTAAATTTCATGGGTCAGATTATCTTTTTGATTTTAAACCGGCTGTTTTAGAATCTTTTATCGTTGATTATGCAGCAGCAGGTGTTCCTGCGTTTTATAGAGGAACAGGTGCGCCGGAATCATATAATATAACAATGAATTTCCAAGAAATTGAATTTTGGATGGCAGGAGATTTTAAATAAATGGAAACGTATTTTTCAAAATTTCCTTCTATGGTTTATAATAATATTACTTGTGCTGATATCACAAGAAGAGTTAAGATTGTAGATCAATATCTTCGTATTCCAAATTCATATTATTCTTATGAAATTCAAAATCATGAACGCCCTGATTTAGTTGCAGAATTATTTTATAATGATTCATATTATGATTGGTTAATTTATCTTACCAATAATACCATCGATCCATTTTATTCTTGGTATTTGGATAATGATGAATTTAATGGTTTTATTAAATCAAAATATGGTAGTATTGAATCTGCCATTAAACAAACAGTATTTTATAGAAATAATTGGTACAATGATTCTTCAGAAATCACACCAAGTTTCTTTAATAACACATTAGATCAAAGACTTAAAAAATATTATACACCTAACTTTGGTATCAATACCAAAATTATTTCTTACAAAAGAAAATCAGAAGATTGGGTAGTTAATACGAATAAATTAATGGTATGGGATGTGTCTTATACATCAGGAAATTCATTTACTGTTGGTGAAATTATTGATATTAAGTATAACGCAGAAATCGTTGGTGGGGCAGAAATTGTCTCATCAAACACCACTTCAATAACAATTCAACACGTTTCTGGTATCACAAATACATCTGTATATATTGTTGGTGAATCTTCAGGGTCAAATGCTAATCTTACATCATCTGTAACAACTATTGAAAATATTACAGATGAAGAAGCTGTGTTTTGGGAAAGAATATCTGTGTATGATTACGAAAATGAATTAAACGAATCAAGAAAAAATATCAATTTAATGGAATCATCTTTTGCATTGCCCGTCGCAGAAAAGTTGATAGAAGTTCTTGGAGAAGAATAATGGGAGATATGATAGTACCCAGTTCAGCAAGAGTACGATCATGTACTCTTAATGGCGAAGATTTCACTGATATGGTTAGAGAATTTAAGGTATGGACTTCTATATTCAAACCATTTCGTGTAGCTGAAGGTATTATTATTGACAGTAAAAATACTATCAACCGTTTGAAATTAAAAGGTAATGAAGACTTTGAAATTTCATTTGATACTGGAAATTCAGGTACCAAAGTATATAAAGCAAAATTTAAAACCGTTAATATTGGTGGCGTAACTGATTTTCCATCTGCTACAGCGCAATCTTATAAAATAAGACTTGCAGATGAAATGTATTTTAAAAATCAAACTGTTAGAGTTCAACAAGCATATTCAAACATCACTGGCACTGATATGATTAAAAAATTGTATGAAACATACCTTAAAGGTGGTGGGACAGGTAAACTTAACATATTAAAAGAATCAAAAGGAATGATTGGCCAAGATTCGGCTAAATTCATCAGAGCAAATGAATATCCTTTGGCTTCGATATCTGCTACATTAAAATATCTTTTTGCTAATGATTCAGGCAATTTTGTTTTTTATCAAGACGATGATGGCAATTGGAATGTTGGACCTCTTGAATATATTGTAGAGCAATCACAACAAAATATCCAAGGTAGATTTGAAAGAAATCCTACCCTTGGTAAAAGTTCAGTAGCTAATGACAGTGAAGCTCTTAGAAATAATATATTTGGTTTGTATATTCCAGAAAAACATTCTCCCGCAACTGATTATCAGAATACACAACAGGTGAGAAAGCCAACAACTTTTGCTGGTGAACGTCATGATCCTCAAAAAGCTAAGAATGTTGAAGCTGGTAAAGTTATTGGACAAGCACTAAATAAAGAAGGTGACAACTATCAAACTGAATTTGAAAGACGTGTTACTCCTGTAATGACAGATAAAAAAATGATGAAAAATAATCCATATTGGGAAACTGCTGATAAACGTCAGTTATATGCATCAATTCTTCAAAATGGTCCTAGATATGCAATGACGGTTTCAGGCGATTCTGGATTGGATGTTACTATTGGTAAAGGCGTTTATGCAAACATTCCTGCCCCAATGGGAGATCAAAATCCAGATACACAGAATGAATTAAAAGGTAATGCAGTTGTTGCTAATTCAATGAAACATATTAGACTTTATGATGCAAGACCACAATTTACTTGCACATTCGATTGCTTTAGGGGCGGGGTTAATAAAATATGAGTTTAAACTTTTTTTTTGCTGAAGTTGTAAAAGTCACTGGTTCTGAAAAAGATCATGATTTTGCTGGTGACGTTCAAATTCGTGTTGAAGTCGATCAAGATGATAAGAAAAGACTGAAGGACGAAGACCTTAGATGGGCCAGAAACATATGGCCAGTGACTGCGGCACAGCATCGTGGTGTAGGTGTATCTGGTGGTGGAGCTATTCCCGGAACTCGTGTGTTTGGTTTTTACGCTGATAATGACAGACAGATTCCATACATCCTTGGTAATGTTGCTACTGCTGGTAAATATGGAAGTCTTACAGTTGGCGATGTAAAAGATGGGTTTAGAGGATTGCCCGGTATGGGTGATGCCAAAGAAAAATCTTTGTTTGGTGATGCCGGTGGGTTCTATCCTTTAGAAGAAACTGCTAAAAATTTAGTTGAAGGCGGCAAGGATGCTGGTAAACAAAAACCAAAAGTTAAACCAAAAGAAAAGTCACCTCAAAAAGATGCAGAATCTGCACCACAAGCTAAAAATCCATCTCTTACAGGATTGAAGCCACCAAATTCTGTATCAGATATGGTTAGTACTGTGAAAAGTTTTAACCCCGGTAATATTGGTGGTCTTCCAAGCACACTTGGAGCATTTCAAAATCTTCGTGGAAAACTTGAAGGTGCAGCCAAAGATTTAATTGGTGCCACTCCATTTGCTCAAATGCAAGTATTAAGTTCTGTTATTAATATGAATCCAGCAAACGTTCTGGGTTCTTTAGGATCAGTTATGAGTGGGTTGAATAACCTTACTCAAGCACTAGGTGATCCAGCTAAAGCTTTATCTATGATACAGGGTGGATTTTTCAATTCTATCCCTATGAGTCCATTACAAAACCTTGGTGTCAATATGGCTATTGGCGCATTAAAATCATCTACATCTGGTAATGTCGATCTTAATACTGTTTCAAGTGCAATGGAACAATTGTCTAATGGTGCATCATTAGCAGTAAATGAAGTAGCTAATGTTGCTAAGTCATTATCACAATTTGCTAATTTAGGACCAAATACAGGAATTGCTGTTAATCAATTGATGGTTGCTTCTTCTGTCATTCAACAAATTGAAAGATTATCACAAAATATAGACTTAGCAAATCCTGTTTCATCATTACTTGATAATGTAGCATCTGGTGCCATTTCTGAAATAGAAGCTTTAGCATCACAAGCTGGTCAAATTTTGGGAGTTGGAAATCAACTTTTATCTTTGGCACAAAATCCTGCTGCTTTATTAGATCGTTTAAAAGGATTAGTAGAAGGAAACTTAGCCAATTCTATGGGCAATATGGCTCCAGCTACTCCACCTGCGGGATCAAAAAATCGTATCCCTGATGATCCTGCACAGCCAGAATATCCACATAATCAAGTAACCAAAACTACTGGTGGTCATACGACTAAAGTAGACAATACACCCGGCAAAGAACAACTATTTGTATCTCATAAAGCTAACACATTCTTTCGTGTTGATCCAGACGGCTCCGTTGTTATTCATGGTGTCAAAGATTTACATGAACAGGTCAAAGGAACTCGTACATTAACCGTTGAAGGTTTCTCTGATATTACTGTCAAAGGGTCAAAGATTGTTATTAGAGGCGGATCATTAATTGAAATCATGGG